TTTTAACATAGGCAACTTAAGCGATGGAACACTGCCCAAACTAGGAGCAGATAATTTACCGCCTGATGTTGTAGCAGATATCTTTTTGTATTCAACATCTATGGCTCTTAATAGCTGTTCTGCTTGACCTGCTGTTAATACTTTCAGCTCGTACAGCTTTTGGATATCCTTTGCTTTGGCAGATAACTTGCTTTTATAGGTGGATACAAGTTTTTTATCCAGCATTTGATTACCGGTTAATTGAGGTCTTTTTATATCAAAGGAGAGGTCTATTGCTTTGGCAGTACCGCTATCTTCATCAAAATATACATATTTATTTCCAGCCATTTTAGCCTCACCACTTTCTCTAACCTCGTCTCTGGCCGCAGCCTCATCTGCTTTTAGTTTTTTGGCATCTATAATACCTTTCCATTGTTCCTGAGGTATGTTTGATTTAGGCGTTCCTCTAACTTTATTGATAATATCCTCTGAAAGATTAGTCTCATTTTTCAGGCTTATCTTAGGCTTTCCTGTTTTGGTAGTTTCCATTACAGGATATTGTTTTCCATATGTCTGGGCAGGAATACCAAGTATTGCAGGAATTGAACCTAGTAAACCTTTGGGGCCATGTTCCTTATATAAGTCATAACTATCGGCAAGTACCATGGGTACAAATCTATTTAAAACCTCTACCGGAGCATCAAACTTTTCGCCAATGTTATTTGAGCCTCTTATATAACTAACAATAAGAGACAGCATGGGATGTTCCTTCATTTCAAAATATCTTGTTATTAAATCCATACGATTTGGTGAGTATGGGTTGTCCTCATCTCCAAGGGTTAGCTTTCTACCTGTAGTGGATGATGTTGCATATCCTTTCCATAATCTGCCCATTAGAACGGCTATCTGTTGATAAGGCCCGTACATGTTAAATCTAGTATTACCTATCTTTACTTTTCCATAATCAGAATTTGTGGGATCATCAGAAACCTCTGCACCGGCTAGTTTTGATAGCTGGGTTACTAAGGTTGCTCCCCCCATAAAAGACAGCATTGTAAGTAAGGCCTCTTTTCTTATTTGAGGTTCTTTATTCATATAGTACATTGGATTTAAAGTTTGTACTGTTGCTGCAAGTTTTCTTGCTGAAAATAATCCTTGTCCTAAAACAGGGGCTATTCTTTCAAGTTCTCCCAGGCTACCTCTACCTGTAGAAGTGTTAATAAAATCTCCCAGGTCTCTTAAATACTTTGGTGTAACCTCTCCCCCGGATACTCTATAGCTGTCTATCATCTGGTCAAAGACATCAGCCCTCATTTTGTTTAAAAAGCCTGTGTAGGCTCTACCTGATGCCCTTATAACCTTACCTATACCGGGAAACTGTTCTGCCCAGGAGGACATAAACTGTTCCTCTCTCTTACTTGCAAAATTACCCATATCTGTAATTGATAGCTTTGCATCTTTCATTAGCTGGTAATTTGGTCTTGAGGCTATCTCTGCCTGACTCATTTTAAAAGCATCTTCGCTAGCAAATAACTTTAATTGCTTTGCAAAGTTTTTAGCTGTAAGAACCGGGTGCCTGTAAGCAAATAGGGCATTTTGCATCATTGTTGCAGATAGGTCGAATGCACCGGCCATAAATGACCTTGGCAGGTTATACACCTGCATCGCCTTATCACCTAGCTTTTTGAAAACATCTCTTTTATCTAGTACGGTATTGGTAAACTCTTTACCAAAAACAGTATTTAATTTTTCAAGCTCACCTTTTGTAGGTACAACCCCACCACCTTCTCCTAGTAGTTTTGCAAGGCCTACCTGTGCATTTACTTTTTCCCACTCATCAAGAGCATCTGATTTTCTTACCATGTCAAAAAGTCTATCAACACTTTTTTGGTCAAAAGCTTGTCTTACAGACTCAAATTGGGCTTTGGGTAAATCTCCTTTTAAAGCTCTTAGCTCTTGTACAAAGCCTTTTTCTCCCGCAACCTTTTCTCTAGCATCCATAAGCTTTGCAAGTTTTTGACTTCTTGCCTTTGCGTAGAGGCCTTCTTGTGTGTCTCTTATGGTACCGGCATTCTTAAGTTCATCCCTTAACTTTACTATGAGTGCATCATCTGCTATACTATCACCATATGACGATATCTGACCTTTTAGAGGAACATCTTGCTGACCACCCAAAGTTGGAGTCTTTCCTGCACCGGGCTTTAGATTTGCCCGAGAGACATCCAATCCTGATAGTACCGATTTGGGTACTTTTAGCGTTGGGCTTTGCAAAGTTTGCCCAATGGTTGTTTTGGTAGATGAACTTATCTTACCAAACCCTTTTGGGAATTTTATATTTTGTTCTGGTATTTTTGCTTTCAAAGTATCTTCAACCGAAGTATGAAGCTTGGGTAGAGTCATTAAAGATTCCGGAGTATTTGGGAGTTCTTTTAACTGTGGTAGGATTTTTGGCTGTACTTCTTTTACCACTCCTTTTACTTTATTAGACCCGCCACCTATTTCCTTGGCAAACATTTCAAATAACTTAGTACCTGATCTACTATCAATCTCACTTAAAGCATCCTGTATTGCACTGATTTGGTTCTTACCTTTAGGTATCTTACCCATTGATAAATACTCCATAATTGCCTTGATATAATTCTTTTTTCTTAGTTCAGGAGATAACCAGTCAGGAAAAGTGCTTGCTTGCTCGCCAATAAAATTACCGGCCTCATCTTTTAATCTTCTTCCGGGTTCTGCAATATCAAGTTCAGCAAGTATTTGATACCTAGCCTCATCCAAAGGCAATGATTTACTAACATTTTTAAGACCAGCCATACTGTAACCGAGAATAGGTAGTCCAAAGGTTGCAGCATCAAATGCAAGATCACCTTTTACATTAGTTTTCTCCCCGGCAAGTTTCTTTTTTGCATTATAATATGCTGTATATGGTAGACCTTGTGTTACATTTCCAACTATCTTAGCAGCAGGTATGGCTAATTTACCCAGCTTTTGAGACTTGCTTAAATTACTTGCAAGTTTGTACAAAGGCTTAGTAACTTGTAACATTCTAGAAGTTTTAGCAAGTGCATTTCCTATAACAACATCAGGAGCAATATTTCCTATAAAGTGAGCAGACTTCTCTTGGACATTTTTTGGTTCGTATGGTTTATACCCCGCAAACCTGTCAAACCTTTCAGGACCTATTAATGTTCTAGGAATATAGGTAGCACCTTTGTAAGCACCAGATGCAGTGGCAGCAAGATTACCAAACATTTCTCTGCCTGTTTGTTTTAATCCGGGTACTAACCTAGCTCTAATATATTGTTTTATTTTGTCATTGAAACTTACAGGACCAACCATAATTAATAACTAAAAAATATAGGGAGATTTTTCAATTAGAGAACTAATAGTTTGTGCAAGTCGTAAAGTTTTAATAGCTACCGCCGCCGCCACCAAATAGGTCGTCATCATTATTAGACAATCCACCATAATAACCGGCTATATTACTAAGTGGATTAGTGTTTGCAAAACCACTTGTAAATTGATTACTACTTAGTGTATCAAGATTAGACCCCTGATTTTGTGCAAACATACTATTTATGTCATTTCCCGAGTTCATACCAACCCCATTTGTATATTGCTGTGCAGCAGTTAGAGCATTTCTAAGCTCAAGATCAGCCTTTACTTTCATAGCCTCTAACTCCTGACCAAAAGACATAAATTGATTTCTAATATTTTGTATATTTGCATTATAGGACTGCAATGCAGATAGCTTTGCAGCAGCCTTATCCTGTGCAAGCTGGAATCTTTGACTATTAATTTCGTCAAGTTTTTCTTGAAAAGCCAACTTAGCCTGTGATAATGCAGCATCTTTTTGCATAGTAAGGCTTTGAATCTTTGCATCAACTTCATTTTTTAAGTCAAGACCCCTTTGTACCAACTTATTTACGGTATTTGCAACATTTTGTTTAATCTGCCCAAAGTTCTGCATCATTGATCTGCCAAGTAATTCCCCGGAAGCCTGACCTACAGATGAATTTCCCGCACCACCAAAAGCCTGCCTATTCCTTGCATCTAGTTCATTGTATAAATTTCTAGCAGAATCCAGTGCCGACTGCTCTCCTTGATAAGCCTCTGATTTTGCGGTATTGATAGCAGCATTTCCCTGCTCATAAGCCTGATTAATCAACGGTATTTGTGCTTCATAAGGTGCTGTAAAAGTATTATAAAAGTCATTCTGTGATCCATACAGAGCTTGCTCTATTTTTGATAAAAAGTCCATGCCTTGACTGTAGTTCTGATCTATTAAAGCATCCTCTTGGGCTTTTCCGGATTTTAGATACTCCAAATAGTCTGAACCAGTACCACCATATTTATCAAAATAATCTAAGTAACCCTGTGTTTGTTTAAGATCGGATAATCCAAGGACATCCCCGGTATTTGTAACTGATAGCCTTGCGCCATCTACATCGAACTCGTGAGTAATATTGGTTGGATTATTAGTTTTAAACTCACTAGAGTCATTTGTAGTATTAGAAAAATCTTTTACAGATGTAGGTACAGATGTTGGTGTACCGCTTGTATAATAATTAAGTGCAGTGCTAGCCGCAGGAAAAATATATTCATCCAGCGTGCTTCTATCTTGCGACTCACTCAATGAGCTGTCATCAGCAAGAAAGCCGAATTTATCCTCTGTCCAGCCAAGTTCCGGTAGCCTAAAGTTTGTAAAAGGTATTTTCCAATTTCCCGGTCCATAATAATCCATAAATGCCATAATTAACTACTAAAAAAAGCAATAAAAAAAGTCAAATTTAAGTGGGATTTCTTCTAAAGTATTCCTGATTTTGCTTGTTATCAAAGAATTCATTTAGTTCATCTATGGGAAAAGGATCGGTTGGGCTATCCATATAACCAACTCCGCAATTAGTACATTGGATTTTATCGTCAACCCTTACAAAATGATGATTACAAATATGAACATCCCTAAAATCGGCTACATATTCATAGCCTTTTGATAGGTCATTGCCCGATTCTGCCGTTTTGTACATTGTCCCTATCCCTTTTTTCTAAAAGATGCCTTAAAATGTCCTCCTGCTGATGCATAATCTCTAAAAACTGCTTAACAACCTCGGTTGCACCTCTAGCAAAGGTGTAATCTACTGCGATCACCTCCCAATTATTGTACTTTTCGTCTTTAGGATTAGGATAATACCCCTGTGCTAGGGATGCCAGCAGGGTTTCCGCTTGCTTCCACCCCGGCTGTTGCATCAAATCCACTAATATTTGAGATTTTTTGATTTCTGCCTCTTTGTCCTGTACCGGCTTGTCCTTGAATAGCTTGTTGAACATTTGCCTCCTGTAAATCTTCTAAATACTTTTCAGGGTTAGGCTCTCCCTCGTTGTGCATTATCTTTAAAATAAATTCAGATATTCTAAGTCTTTTACCCTCCTCCATTAAGCCTTGCTTAATATTAGGATTGATAAGCATATCGAGCATTCTTACTTTGGACTGCGCCCTTTCAGCACCTACACCAAGCGCCATAGACTTAACATCGGGAATATAATCAAGTTTCATATCTACCGGTAAGTCATCTTTGGTCACATATAAAGTGCCGTAATCCTCGGATTCTTCAAACTCAAGTTTTTTCTTGATATCAAAATTCTCCGGATTCTTTTCCCTTGGATTTAATATAACAGGATATTTTGGTAAAGTTATAGACTTCATAGCATTTCTTAACGCCATCTGGTCCATACCGCCCGACTTGTCTACAGAATCTACCAAGTAAGCCATTGCCTCATCACTGATGTCATTATCATTTAATCCAAGTTCTTTTAACTGATCCAGCATATCCCTACCAACTATCTTAAAAATAATATGGTTTTTGGTAGGATCAGAAAATAGAAACTCCTGATTATTAGTAACCCAAAACATCATTTGATCTTTTAAGGATTCTGATAAATACAACTGATTTTGCTGATCTCTTGATTGCCTCTGCCTTGCAGTATCCATTACCTCTGTTGCAGTCTTATCAGCTTCCCTAAAATCAAAGTTGGAAAGACCTTGGCTGGTTTCTCCAAGTGCAACATCTATAGCGGATTTAATAGCAGGTACAGCAGTTCTATAACCGGCGATTGCCTGATCCCCCGTTCTATGCTCCGCAACATTATTGGGATTGCTACCAATAAGCCATATTGCGTTAGGGCCATAATCTAGGGTATCAAGCCTTACCTCATGGTTATTTGCAACCTTAATAGGAGGATTCATACTAAGGTTTATTGCATCTATATAACTGCAATGAAAAGCATTTAAGGCTCTTGCCAAAGATATAATAGGCTCAACCTCACTGTCTCCATACACATCATCACCCACCGGATAATATCTAAGCTGTATAACAGGTATTTTTTTAACAGGTAGCGGAGTATCTGACTCGCCAACCTTTATATCGTGATTAGGAGTAAAGAAATACCATTTATCTTTTCTATATTCAGTTACAAACTCAATAATAGGAAATGCACTATCATCCCCAATCCTGTCCTCCAACTCCCTCATTTCTTTTACAGCAGAATTATAATTTACTGCCCGCCTATCCGACTGGTAAGACTTGGATTCCAAGACTGATTTTAACTCGTCTAGGTTATTATATAAATTACCGCCTACCAGCTTATTTCTTTCCTCTAACTGTTCATAGGTTAAATATTCTCTAACCTGTACCCAATTAGCATTTTTTATATGATTTGCTGACGGATCAATAAAGACATCCCTATTATCCAATACCTTAAATTCATTACCCTCATACTCACCTGATGTTTTCCAATAAACTAAACCAAAACTTGCACCAAACAGCCTTGTTTGAATATCCATTAATGCCCATTTCTCCAGCATTGAACCGCCATCATCAGCAGCATCCCATTGATAATCTAGGATGGCATTATGTATCTTTGCCTTTACAACATCGCCACCCTCTCTTGGTATCAGTTTACCCCTTAGCTTTGCATTAAACAGTCTTGAGTTTTTTTCCAATATTTTAGTTCTGATAATAGGGTCGGTTACTTGTGATAAATAAGGCCAGTCACTAGGCAGATATCCATGGTATTCTCTTAAAATATCATCCCAACCATTATGTCTGGTTTTTCTGATTTCCATGTCCTGCTTGCCGACCTGATAGTGTTCTAAAAGCTCTGTTAAAAGCGTATCATTCTTATTTGATTTAGCCATAAGTAACTACTAAAAAAAAGAGATTAGAAATTCAAATTTACTTACAAGTTGGTAGTAATAACAGGTCCATTTTGTTTTCTTGGGTCCTTGGGTTTTCTAGGTTTCTTCTTGCCTTTAACAGGTCTTTTGTACTCTATGATATTATTTGTATATAGCATGATTCTATAGGTTACTACTACTACCCCTACGGGGTGGTCTTACAGTGTTTTTTTAGATTGCAGATATCCTCTCTCCCCTCCCAATCTAGTGAACGATGTAGTACATTCTCCTAAGTTGCTGCTTAGGTCATCAGTCTAAAATCCTAAAAACTTTTTTTGTTTTTTTTGGATTTTCACTTAGTCGGTCGGTCGGTCGGCCTGTTTCCATGCGCTAAACAGGTAGCGTCTCACACAAGTTATTAACCTGTGCAACTAACTACTAAAAAACTTTGAAAAAAAAATCAAATTTTTTGAAAAGTTATTTTATACGCCATCTATCAAAATTATTTTGTCTTGGAATATAAACAGTTTCGGAGTGGTGGCTTGCAGGTACTACTTCCGGGAGTTCTACTGTGAGATAAGCTAGCGCATCCATAGCATGATCGTTTATCTTCATAGGCACTTCTTTTACAGCTTGGCCATCTTTAACCTCGGTATATTCATAGCTTTCAAATTCCCGTATTGTATTAACACAATTAGAAAATATAAACAGCTTTCCATTTTTTAATTTCTCGCTTACCTTTCTAATCTTGTATTGCTGCCACCCCTCGTTATTACTGCCATGTATTTTTTGTACTGCTTTTACCGGGATCAAGTATTTATTAATTTCCTCTATATCTGATTTCTGTGCTGAATCCCCCACTGTAAAAGTGAACATCCTGCCAATGCTTTTTTGCTTTATTAGCTGGGCAAGATCGGGAGTTTGAAGCCCTGACGAATATATCTCATCATATACATACATTATCCCTTTATAATCTATAGCCACAAAGACTACTGCGCTGGGATTTACAAAACCAAAGTCAATTCCCCTGTAATAACTCCAATCAGATTTAAGCTCTATAGGCTCTATAACATTAGTATCTCTGTCAAACTCTTTATACACCAGTCCTGCAAATCTTTTAAATTCAGCAAGATACTCCTGTGCAAATGAATCCTCGTCTAGTTCTGCTCTTGCCTGCTCTATTTCTTTTTTTGGAATATGGGGATTGTCATAGCTTGTGAACCGCCAAGATTTCCACATGGGATCAATGTTGCCCTGCCCTTTTTTCCAAAGATCGTAGAAATGATTATAGCCAACCGGAGTAGAGATAAAAATAGCCGGAGCAGAGTAGTCTGTAAGAGTAGGCCTTAGTGCTTCCTCCCATACATCCCGCCAATTACGCATTTGTGCTATTTCATCTACTATCAATCCTCGCAGCTTAACCCCCCTTAACCTATCAGGATTCTCTGCTGATCTTAGAGATATCCTTGATCCGTTTTGCAGTGTAAGTTCAAGCTCTGCCTCGTTTTTTTTAGTTACCCATTTAGACGGTATTTCATTTAAAAAGCCCTGCTTCCAGTGAATATCCTTGCCCATGCTAAAAGTAGGCGATACTATCCAGTAGTCACCCGGTGTTTGAGTTGCCCATTTAAGCACCATCATCCTTGATAGTACAGATTTACCCCACCTACGCCCTGCTGTGATGACTTTGAACCTATGCGGATCAGTAGCCACCTTAAATTGCCCACCAGAGTGGAGCTTTACATTTATAGATTCTTTTTTTCTTTGTACAGGTAACATAATTTACAAGCTAAACCCCCTTGCCGGCTGTGCCGCGAGTGTGCAAGCTATATATATAAGAGGTAAACCCCCGTCTTTCTGTAGCGCCCCCTCCCCCCGCCTACTATTTTTTAATTGTTTTACTATGCTATGGGTTGCATGATACATATTATTATATAAAAAGCATGACAAACTATGTTGGATATGTCGTATAATCAATGTATAACGACTAAGATATGTATTTTGGCCTGTTTTAATCTGTTTCATCGATAAAATTTACATTCATTTGTAAAAAAGTTTGGCCACCCGGGGATGTGTCTTGCAATCGTCCGGCAATCCTTTGCATATCTCTCCAATACTTATGATCCTTTGTAGCTCGCTTGATTCCAATTGCATCTAAATGAGCGCCGTATACTTTTATGCGTTCATTCCATTGGCTCATATACCAATCAATGAATCCGGGTTCTTGTTGCCATGCATACCAGTTCGATCTATCAAGCCCAACAGCACTTGATATTTCGCTTATATTATCAGTCATTAATTCCATAGCTTTGTTAAGCCAATTCACTTGGGTCATGCGAGGCTGGAATTTTACTATCTCCTTTGTGGACTCGTAACTACTAAGTTCTTTTACTTCTTTTTCTACAATTTCACCGGCTACAAAATTATCATTATTTATCCCAACCAGCGTTGTAATATTATCAATATTATCTTGACTATTTTTTTCTACTTTTTCTATTTTTTTTGTCTTTTTTCTTTTTTTCTTATATGCCATTGATGGCAATATAACAATACAAAACAAGTAGTTCAAAAAAGTATTGACACAAAACACTTGACAATGTATAGTGTATGCTGTAAGCTGTACACAATGCACTTTGAAAATTGAATATCTCAAACACAAAAAAACAAAATAGTTTATCAAGTTTTAGTATTTATTTATGAAAGGTAAAAAAATGACCTATACAAAAGAACAAAAAAATAATTATTTTACTAATTTACGCACCGAGTGGAAAAAATCCAAAGCGATGGCTGAAAATGATCAGCTCATGCAAGCCTTATATCGTGAGGCCGGCGTAAATTTCAGTTATTGGAGTTTTGCATTTACAAAGTATGAAATGGATGCCAAAGGTTTACATGGCACACCTTACATTGATTGTAAAACTTTCAATGGTTGGAGGGATGCCGGTTTTATAGTAAACAAAGGAGAAAAAAGCGTTATAAGGGGTATAACTTGGATACATCCAAAAGGTAAAGACGGCGACGAGGATGAAACCTTTTTATATCCAAAGGTATATAACCTTTTTCATGTCAGTCAAGTTTCAGAAATTAAATAGTTTATCAATTTACAGGAGGTAAAAATGGAAAATCTGCTCAAATATTACCATGCAATAGCAACCGGTAATAGTGTAATGAGTTTATATTATGCCTATTTACTAGGTTATATAAACAAAGCGGAATTTGACCGATTAAGAGCAAATCCCGCTAAGTAATAAAATTTTCAAGACCTATAAAAGCCTTGTAATGCTTATTATAGCATTGCAAGGCATGAATAGGCAATAAAAAAATGACACAAAAAGAAGCAATCAAAAATATAGTAGAAACATTTGATGATAGACGACTAGCTTATCAATTTATTTTTAATTGGCTTGAGGATATCAACTGGCATAGGGAAAATACTATACTATCCGAACAGTTAAATAAGCATGATTTCAGATATTTAGATGCCTTGGAGAGATTGTATCAAGCAACCCATCAAGGTAACTATGCACATCAATATATAGTTGATTTATTAGCAAATGACCTCGAGCTTGCCGGTGCGCTTGTAGATATAGAGAATAAAAGGGTTGCATTTTATAGAGGGTATAGGTTCGACTCGGAGCATCTGCATGAGTTTGACAAGACCCAGTTTTATAGAGCATTTAACTATATATGGGGTTGGGGTATCACAACTGCTGATTGGGTAAAGACATCCGGTCCGGAGTTTGTCGATGAAGTAATAGAGTTAGTAGAGCCTATTTTTAAAGAAAAAGCGGCCTACGATAAAGCAATGAGGGGTTACTAAAATGTCTATCCCTGCCACATACTCTAAAACATGGCTGGTCTATGTTACCGATAAAAAAGGCAACACTAGGCTAGCCACAAGGCTACCGGATGAGACTTGCTTACAAGCGACAGTAAGGTATTATCAAAGTATGCCAAGTACTAAATTAATCTATGCTAGGAGGGCAAAAATATATGGAGGTAAAAGAGTCACGCAATAAACAGATTTACGAGGATAAAAAAACATTATCCTATACCCAATTAATCCAGAAATATGGGCTATCACTTGCAACACTGCAAAGGATAGTGCAAAGAGAAAAGCTAAGAGAATTTGAGGATGCCCAAAACCAAGAAAAGACCGGGAATTAAAACCCGGTTTTTTTTGTTATGTAAACCAAAGTGTAGCCTTGCTTGGTTTATATTCAATACCAAATTTGTACCAATAGCCAATATTAAAGCCACAATCGCAAAACTGCCTATCAGCCGGCATGTCTTTTTTACACTTAGGGCAAGTTCTTAATTTATTCTTGTTTTTTGTCATCTTTCAATTTGAATTTAACACTCTCGGCTGCATTAATATTAAAAAACACAGCCGCACCGTGATCCTCGTCATCTTCCCCGCATAGCCATTGCATAAAATGTCTAAATGCCGAGCTTTTAAATCTGTCCAGCTCGTCTTGACTGTTTGCCAACTGCCAGTTACGCCTACCGTACTTGTCTGCGCCCCTCGCCATAAGTTCTGCCCACCTCGTCAACATTTGATCTTTATAGGGCATGAAGTCGGTTAAACATAATTGAAAGTCGGGCTTGCCCTCCTGCGTATCTCTACGCATCCCGGAGTTATAATTGATTCTTTTTCCGCTATCCTTTGTTTGATATTTCATATAGTCCCCCTAAAAAATAAAACAACAAATAATACTAATAATGGCGGGTAAAATTAAACACCCGGATAATATACAAGATATACAGATTTGCTCATCCATGTTATTTATCAGATATCCCTTTTATAAGTTTATAATAATACTCTATTAAACTTTCATGTATCCAATGTCCGTTTACTTTTATGAATTTGTTTTTTATCCATTTATTTTTCATATACTATTTTGTGTATCTTTTCTTCTTTGTATTCTTTTGGTAGATCATAAATTTTTACTAGACTATCACAATTTGTAAAAAACTCATCTAATAATAATTTCTCTATCTCCTGCAATGCCTTATAGGTTTCATACTCATAATTTATAGTACCCCAATAATGATTTCTTAATATTCTTTCAATCATATAGACCTAGACCCAGACCAAGACCAAGACCAAGACCCAGACCTAGACCAAGACCTAGACCCAGACCTAGACCTAGACCAAGACCAAGACCAAGACCTAGACCCAGACCTAGACCTAGACCCAGACCAAGACCTAGACCCAGACCTAGACCTAGACCAAGACCTAGACTCAGACCTAGACCAAGACCCAGACCTAGACCTAGACAAATATAATGTATTTATGTTATATTCTATAAACATTTTATTTCTGAGAAGTTGGTAATTTGTGCACCCAGGGAAACATATCTACTATTGAGTCTATGTTTAGAAATGCCTCTCCTACAGGTTCAACCTCATCTAAAGTACCATCTTTGATAGCGTTCATAAACCTACCGCTATCTGCTACCCAAGAGGCATTTTTTAGTTGAAAGAACTTACCTACTCTTTTAACCACCTCTCCTACCATGTGATAGGTTACGGTTCTGATAAATAATTTTTTACCTATGAAATCATCAAGGCTATCAACCTCAATGGTTTCCTCTTGCGTGAGCTGGTCTTTAATCAGCTCATAAGTTTCATCACTTATTTCTAAAACTTTAGTCATTTTATGACCTTTCTTTTAATTAAATACTTTAGTTTGTCTTTATTCTCGTATGGGTTCATCTTCTCTATTCTCCTGATACCAAATATATAAGGGGTTTGTTTTCAGCAGTTCTTCTGAGCATTCTTCCCAAAGACTATCTGCTTCTTTTATCCACATGGCTTTTATTAGCTCATTCATAAGTTTTATTTTTTTCCACTCTTTTTCACTTACATTAGTAGCCTCATCAATTATTATCTTTGGGTAGTCAGCAGGCAGTCTATAATTTGTCTCAATCATTCTCCCTTACCTCCTTTGGTTTGTGAAAGTAAAGGCAAATATAGGAACACCAAATAACTTAAACTATTTAATGTTTTCCACCTTTTTATTATTTGCCATTTCTTCATTTTATTAAGTCTTTCAATATGTCCTTTTATTGCGTTATGCAACATATTCATTTCGTAACTTATTTGAAAAGCAAAACCAGCCCTAACTTCTTCCGCATATCTTTTGGCATACTCATCACTACCAAGATATTCAACTGCTTTTGTTAAACTCTCTACTGTTAAAATGTCTCTTGTGGTTTCTTTACTCATCTGTATCTCCTTTAGTTTGTGATAAGTAAACGGATGGCGATGTTGACGCAGACGGTAGTGTTGATGTGGACAGAGACATACTTACACTTCTTCCCGTTCCATCACTTCCAGCATGACTTAAAAGCCCTATTCCTAATAAAACTAATGTTCCTAATATAAAGTTAATCATTCCTTACCTCCTTTAGTTTGTGATAGGTAGAAGGTAACATCTGATTGGGTTATTGGAGATGCGTTAAAATAACCTCTATTTTGCCAATCAGCAAACCCCCTCACAGCTTCTTCTCTTTCCTTTTGTATGAGGTTAAACAGTTCCTCTATTGCCTTTGCCTGAAAAGGATGGTCTTCGGTCAGATACCCGTATTTATTTTCTAATATTTTTTCTATTTTATTTTTCATTTATTTCTATTACCTCAAATAAAAACTTAACAATTCTTGCTACAAAGTCTTTGCTTGCCGGATGATTTGCATGATAACCAAATTCAACCTCTATCCAGTCCTGTAGCTTTTCGATAAATTTTTGCTCTTGCTTTTTAGTTAGCATAATTACCTCGCAATCTTTTTGGGCTTTTTATCCCATCTACTCCACGACCTTGAGTACTTTTTTTTATAATTTTCATCTTTTTTCATTTCCTTATAATCTCCATAAAATCCCCCCAAGACATAACAGCTAAATCAAGTCCTCTATCCCATCTAGCACGCACCACCCTTATTTTTCCTGCAAGGTCGGGCATTTCTAAATACGCCTGCTTTATGGGAGGATTTTTCCCAACCTTGCACTGTATTATGTAAGGATCGCAATCTGTTACATCAATGCCTGTTCCCTCTTGATACTCTAGGTTTCTCTTAGCATCCGGATAACCTATTTTTTGCATGTCTCTTGCAGTTTGTCTCTCAAAATTATGACCTTTTGTTCTTTGATACTTTCCCATTCTTTTTAGTCTTTTTCTTTACAACTTTATTACCTTTACCAACAGTCCACCCCTCGTTTTTAGTAAGCACATACCACCCGCACACATCGCATTTTCTTAAAAATACTCCCGGAGTTAGCATCCCCATCATATCCGCCTCCGTAAAGGTAGGCGCTGCAACAACATGCTCGCTACAAGGCTGATCTTGCCTTTTAATTTTTGCCTCCTTGATGACATGCTTTACAAAAGCCTTATCATCCTTTTTATTCTTTTTTTTAGTAATCCATTGCAATAAGTTTTTTATATTCATTGTAATAACAATCTGTTTTGTAAACACTCCAGGCACCGTATCCTTGTGAAAGCCATACATTATAGGCTAGCTCCACATTCTTTTCAGGATTAAATACTTGGCTAGGAGCATAACTATGTACTGAATTTATCTGTAATAAACCACCACTCCACGAGCCGTTTGGTTCTAGTTTTATGGCTTCCGGGTTTAGCCTGCTTTCGCAAGTAGCAATAGCAATCATTACAGGGTAATCCCACTCGTAGCGGTCTTTACAGATGTACTTTGTAACATCACCAACGCAATACATATTCTTGTTATCGGCAGTTTGCCAGCTAACAACCGGGCTTAATACCGTCATTTCAGAATATGCTTGCACTGTATTTTTGTTTGCAAAGTACAGGTATAATGAAACTGCTAGGGCTAGAGCAATTAAAACTGCTGCCACGCATCTTTTAATTTGTTTTTTTAGCCTTAGCACTTGTTTGTATTTTTTAGTTCGCTTATCCACTCTGTATCACCTCCTTTTGCTATTGGTAAACTGAAATACTGATTGCCGTCATTGGCAAATGCTTCCAAAGTTAAATTAGTCATCATAGCTTGTAAATCTCCCGGCTTATAAAATGCCGGGGTAGAATCCTTAAAACAAAAAACATAATATAGGCGGTCTTGCCCTTGACAAAACATATCCTCAAACATCCGGGCATATAAAAAATCATTTAGCTTTAGTTTGTTAGTACCTTTGACATGAAAATATATTGCGTAGTCTCTTTTTGTTAAAACATAATCGGGCAGCGACCTCAAAAAAGGTGCAACACTCCAAAAGCAAGGTACTTTATTGCCTTTTTCATCAAAACCCATTCTTTTAATGTTATGTTTATTTTTCTGCATAAATTTTTCAAATAACTCCTCCGCTAAATTTGCCACTGAATTTCGTACTGCAAAGGAATTTAGGGCAGTATCAGGCCTCACGCTATCAAATCCTCCCCGAAAAATTGTAATACTTCCTCTGTTTTAGCCGGGCAATTCTGATCTTTAAACTGCAAGGTATCCTCGTCAAGATATAAGTCTCTAATATCGCCCTGCATTCCCCGCCTTGCCTTTAATACTCTAAAAAATGTCTTGCCCCTGCCCTCCTTGGTGGAATGACCGGCAGTTCTAACCATTGCCCAAACATCCGTGGCGTACTGCGTAATCCCACTAGAGCCTTTTAAATCGTCAATAGTCGGTACTCGGTATTTAACTACATGCACATCCTCGATATCTTCAATCCATGTACCGCCACCGCTTTGGCTTTTTCTAACATGATGGCAAATAATTATTGAGGTATTTAGTTTTTGTGCCAGTTCTTTAAACTTCTTTGTTGTATCGGTTTGCATCCTGATTACCTCAACTTCCGGTATACCTGTTTCAAATGCTTGCAACGGATCAATAGCCACCACATCAGCTTGTGACCCTCTTATCAAATTAATAATGTTCCAAGTGATATCCTGCTTATTCGTGTAGGACAGCTCATAAAGTTGCTCATGATTGAATAAATTTATTTTGCCGGATATTTCCTCCCACTTTCTATGGGCATCCTCGTTGTTTGTCTTGTCCATAAAGTATTCTCTTGTAAGCCCGTACCAGATCATTAAAAATCTTTGTGCCATAAGCTCCGCACCGTTTTCCAAGTCAAAATAGGCAACCCTAACTCCGCTTTTTGCCAACTTGATTAAAATATTCATTAACAGCAAAGACTTGCCCATGCCCGTAGCGCCGGCAAGGATAATTAATGACTGCCTTTTAATCCCGCCAATAAGTGAATCAAGGCTCGGATAACCTGTAAGGATGCCCTGCTGATATTTGCTGTCAAATAAATGATCTATTAATTCCACGGTCGTATTACATCCCCCTGTTTTAACTTGCCCTCATCCACTCGCCTGCGTATCCAATTACGGAGGGCGGCTTTCATATCCTTGTAGTGTTCGCCACCTTTTTTTGCAGACTCCCAATCGATAATATCCTCGTAAACCCTTTTAACTTGAGATACATCTATTAAGAAGTATTTGGCTAATTCTTGATAATCATTCTCTGATATATCTCTCTTAGTATTCTTATCTTTCTTATCTTTCTTACTATGTTTCAACTCGCTTTCAACTCGCTTTTTACTCGCTTTCAACTCGCTTTCAACTTTGCTTTCAACTCCTTGATACCTTGTCCAGTTTTTGACTGTAATGACGGTAAAAGAGAAGTTGCTTTGCTTTTCAATCATGTTTTCAGAAATTAGATAATCAATGATATAACTGACCGTACCCGTAGATAACCCGTAATAGTCTGCTATGCTTTTTATGCTTGTGAGCAGCGATCCTCTATTGATAACTGTTCTTTTGTTATTCCATATAAACTCTGTATTTGTAGGATTGGCATTTAGTAGCAGATACTCCCACACCGCTTTGTAATTAGGCTTACGGTCAAGCGGGTTGTCTTGTACTTTTCTATAAAGTTTTATCCAGCCTTGTTTTAGCATAGGAGCAGATTAGCCTTTAAATTATTGGCTAACTTATGAGGGCAAGCGCCCGAAGTTTCTTACCCCCATAATTAGACAACGATTATTTTTCTACTTCTCCGTCAAGTGTTTCTAAAACATCCTCAAGTTCAACTTCGATTACCTCGTCATCATCTTCGTCTACTTCGACTGCACCGGCAAAAGGATCAGCGCCTCTGTATAAAGCATTTAGATCAATTCCTGCATCTTTATAATCTTGTGCAATTTCCTTTGCTATCGGCTCTTTTGGTGATGGTATAACGACATAGGAGGTATCCTTACCATCCCCTTTTCTAACAATAGTTACATCGTAGGCTTTCAAATCTCCGTATTTTTCATTATCCTCATAGCCCTGTAACGGTTCTTGAATTTGTTTTTGTGTTATTTCCATGATTTGTAGTGCCTCATCTTGATAGTTCCAAACAACAACTGCCCAAAAATGTACAGCCTTGTTCTTATCTCTTTTCCACACATCTTTTGGTACATCACGCCACTCTTTCACTCTTTCGGGTTTAAAGCCATCCGGAGTTTGATCGAACCACACAAAACCGGTTACGACATCCGACATGAATCTAAAAGTATTATCACCATGCGGTAGCTTGGATGGTTTTATGTATCTGTTTGCACCGGGATTTTTTGGTATTTTATAACCTTTTGGTAACGCCATTTTCCTATTCACCTCCTTTTCTTTTGACAAAACTTTGTATGTACCCGCTTGGGTATCTTTGTTGTAAGGCTTTACTTCCGTAATGCCTAAATTTAATTGCATATTCAAAGTCAATCCTTTTCTTTTTTAGCTCTTTTAAAACATCGGTTAAATCTTCGTCCTTGTCTAATTTATTTTTAATAACAGTCTCCAAAAAGAAACCATCTGCATACATGGCATATTTTTCACCTACTTTTTTTGCTAAGGATTTTAATATTTCTCTGTGGGTAATTCTGCCTGTTCCCTCTTTTTCTATCTCATCCCGGCACATCCAATACTCCTCCCATGTAAGCCAACCTTTTGTGAAAGCATCGTGAATTTTATTTATACGGGCAAGATTGGGCATCATAGAGACATATCACCTTTTAAGAGCTTGTTTTGGACAGTCTTAACAACTTTATAGACTCTTTGACGAGATATGTTATATTCTTTTGCTATTTGATTGGCTGATTTTTTAGAAGTATCTTTATATCCGGTAAATTTTAAGTAGATATCCCTGTTTTTATTTGTTTCAAAATTATATGTTCTTGACTTTTTACTTTTTTGTAGTAAATTAAAATACATAAAGACCTGTTCGCAGGTCTTTTTTTGCCTACATTTTATGGTGGGGAGGGTGGGAGTCGAACCCACATCTCCGTAGGAAAAAGACCTTGAAAAGTAAATATACTAGAAAATTATAGCACATCCGATACCCCTGTCAATAGGTTTACACTTTCCAAAATTTTCGATAACATGAAGGGTCATGTCCGTGAGCCTATCATTTGCACAGTGGCTCTTTTCACAAGGTAGACATAAGAATACGGTTGCGCTTCACCTTAAAAAGTTAAGGGTCATAAAGAGAAAATTAAATAAAATAAATTACTCAAACTGCCTAAAAATGATAAGCTCCATGAAAGAGGGCGGATATTCCAATGCTACAATTAATCACTATGTCGGCACTATGCGTTTATACGGCGTATATAAGAATATCCCGGAGTTAAATAATCTAAAATTTTTTTCTAAAAAAAGTGCATTAAAAGGCACACTAAGCGATGAGGAGATAGAGAATTTTATTAACCTTCCTAGACCTCCAAATATAAATAAGGATTGTTGGGAATTGTTTTCTCTGTGGTTGGAGGTCTTAGCGTACACCGGCTGTAGACCGGGAGAGGCGGCAAATCTTACTATAAATGATATAGACTTTGGTAGAAATGTTATTATTTTTAAATATACAAAAACCGATGAGCCTAGAGTAGTGGGCATAGCTCCCAGACTTGCAGAGCATTTAAAAGAGCATGTAAGTAAGTGTGAAAACTATTTATTTTTAACAAAGCAAGGACAAGTTTATTCAGATCATAGCTGGTTACATAGATTTAATAACAGAAAAAAGATTTTAGGCATTAAAAGAAATAATATTACCCCTATGAGTTTTAGGCACAGCTTTGCAACAAGAATGTTAGAAAAGGATGTCAATATTTATAAGGTTGCAAAGATACTTGGCCATGATATAAAAATGACACAGCAATATGAACATCTGACTGTAGAAGATGTAAAGACTGCTATGAATAAACACCCTTTAATTAAAAAACAAATAAAATTTTCAAAACAAGAAGTTATAAAAATACTATCCGAGGTTTTAAATGATATAGGTCTAGTGTATGAAACTAAATTAAAAAATGAGCATGTCTTACTAAAGATTAGATGCCCTTAATTTATAAATAACGGTTCATAAACTATGTTGACACCTGTATTAGTAGTATCCTTAGTCAACTTCTTAAAAAAAGTGTCTTAAAATCAATCCTAGCGTGTCTGGAATATATATGTTGCTATAACAACAAAAAAAGGCTGTAAAAAACAGCCTTTTTAAGGGTTGTGGGCAGTATAATAACAAATTCCAAAAAAGTACAAGTAGTTAAACTGCTCAATGAGTTAAAATGTTAAACTGCATCCTAAACCAATCTAAATTTAACAAGTAAATTTAGAAAAATCTAACTAAAATAGTTGCATACTACAGGGCTTATAAGTTGCGCTCCCTGTAGGATACCCCTCAATCAAAATTTATAAATAATTGAGGGGAGTGTGTCTTTTAAAAGTCATCTTTTTTATGGACATAGAATGGGATCATTTCGTAGATCACTTTAGCCAATCCTGACTTGTCCTCTTGAATGGTTACAATCAATCCGGCTACAAAGCTATGCAGACCTTTGGCACGCATGTATGGGGTTGATGCTTGGAATGCGGGCATTTGCACTGTTTCGACATTACGATAACCGGGGATTATATTTGGATTGTGGTAGTGTCCAAGGAATAACAGATGTGGTTTTTCTCCTCCGGGTAATGCCTCTACAAGTTTTTGGCTTTTGTAGCTGACTGCATAAGCGTTTCCCGAAGTTCCATGCGCGAGCATTATTTTGATGTTGCCCAGCATGTAGTAAGCCACATCATCACCGATATATACCATGTCTGTGCGTTGCTGGCATATTGCCATCACTATGTTATAACCATCCGTCTTGATAAACGACTGATCGTGATTACCAGAAATTACATAGGTAGTAATTCCTTTTCTTTTTGGATAGTTATTTACAACATAGTCTCTTTGAGCATCTGCACCTTGAGCAAACATTTCATAAACCTGCCCACGATACATCTTACCGTTCCCCTCTGTTAAATCGCCCACATGCAGTACTAGGGGAATGCGTCTTTTGGCGCATATTGAATAGAATGTATTAAGGTGGGTTATTTGCTGGTATTTTGAGCCAAGGTGGGTATCTGCCACAACTGCAAAGGTATATTTTGCACCGGTCCAGCGAGATAAGTCCCCGATAAAGGTTTGCCCTCTGCGGGTTTCAGGTGTTCTTGCTACATAATACCCTCTTTGCTGAATCTCTTTTAAAATTTCAGAGATCGGGGTATCAGTAAGATTCACAACAGTTTCCTGTTTCTTACTCATTTTAGCCTCCTTGATTATTAGATTCGGGTAATCACCTCTTTTATTGATCTGCTTAATATGATGTAGTTATCTTCGATATCTTCCTCATATTCCAATATCTGCTCGGCTAAATCCTGTGGATCACTTGCGTAAAAACACATGGTATGAGGAATAATCCCGCAATCTGCACATAGTATAAACTTTACATGGTAGCATCTCATGGTATCCTCCTACTCGATCAGCACTTCTCTTAACGAGGTAAAGTGCAATGACCAGCCCTCCTTGAGTAGATCATTTATTACTGCGTCAATCTTGCATCTTGTTTCTCCCAAGGTAGGGGCAGATACGGTTACGGTTATTGTGGTTGATTTCTTTTCCCCATCTTTAAGCGTTACAAGCCATTTGGTAGTTGTCTTTACGGTCATTTTTTGTCTCCATAAAGCCTATCATTGTCAAAGATTATGGTTTCCGATAAAACTACTTTGCAGTCTTCTTCCTTTAGAGCCTTTGTAATTGCTTCGCTATCCGTCAAATACTGGATAAAAGCCATAACTCTGCCGGCATGACCTCTTTCAGAAACCAAGGACTTTACAACCCCCTTTGAGTTTTTGTAAATTACTTCCCACCGCCACACGGTATCCTCCTTTTAACTGCCTATTCTGTTGTCAAAGAACTATAAAAGACACAAGGCTGGTATGCCCAGCCTCCTATCTTCTATTCACATATTTTTCTAATTGCTGATCTTATTCCAAAAGCTGATATAGCACCGCCAATGGCTATCATAGCCTCAAATACGCCCTGATCTATAACTTTTATTGCTTTTAGACCTCCTGCTATAAAAATAATTGCGCCGCCTATGTAGGTCTTTTTGCCATCTAAAAAGTTGACAATTTTACTATAAATTTTCACTAAAATTCACCCCCTATATTTGATCGTTAAATACTCTACGATAGATAGTTCTTTAATCGGTTTTTTCAGTTTTTCAATCTTTTCTTTTAGCTTGGGTAATTCCTGTACCTGATCGGATAGCTCTAATTTTTCATTTTTTAAATCAATATTTCTAACTTTTAACTCGGAAATTTCCTGTTCTGCTTTCTCGATTATGGTACTTAGTTTCTTGGTAGCCTCTATATGCGCTACATTAGTTTCTTGTAATGTGTTTTGGAGTCTTTGTATATCATCGGCTTTAGCAGTCATGTCTTTTTCGTATTTTTCTTCAAGTGCATCGTGCTGATCTCGCCATCTGTTTCGGGATTCCCTCATATCATCTAGTTCTTTTTCTGTATCATCCAGCATTTTATTTAACACACTAATAGTTTTTTCATAATCATTTGCCGGGGATAATATATCATCTACCCACTCTATCTGATCGCCTAGCGGGTCTATATATCCTGCATATCCGTTTGACCTATCTCTTGGTATTGGAAACACACCAAAATGCAAATGAGGTCCTGTAGAATTGCCTGTATTACCTGAATATCCCAATAGCTGACCGTCATCTACATAGTCTCCCGCTTTTAACGATGATAGCTCCCGCATATGTCCATAAATAACACCACAATAATCATTTTCTATCTTAATATAGTTGCCGTACCCCCCAGCATCATAAATAACTTCTATGACTTTTCCATTAATTGCTGAATATAGTTTTGTGCCTATAGGGATACCGTAGTCAATACCATTATGTCCTTTTAATCCAAATCTTGCATATGCATCAGGATTCTCACCAAATTTTTGTGTTAATACGCCATTGCCCTCAAAAAGATTTCTTCGTAATGTAATTTTATTCATGGTAAAAATTTAACAATTAAAAGTCTTATTTTCTAAGATGATTTTTTGCTTATTTCTCAACAAGCCTGTCAATTTTATTCTCTAGTCTATCGAGTCTGTTGCAGATATTGTCCACAAACATTGTAAATTCGTTATGATCTACTTTCTTGTCTGCCATGTCCTCAAGTGCCTCTACCCTAGTTCTATTTAGTTGTATATCACTCGCAATAGGCTCAAGTTTAGAAGCAATCCCAAAATTAAGCACACCAATAAGTAAATTACCAAGCGTAACAATAAGCATGACAACCCCCGATAAGGACTTGATCTTAGATTCCAAAGACATTTCGTTAACTTTTTTAATTTTGTCCATAGCATTTAATCATCTATCTTATTGTGTTAAGCGCCGACTAGTATTAAATAACTTACAGTTCTGGCCGCACCTATTCTATTTTCAAAATATATTTTTCCATCAGTATGTGTACTTACTGTAAATTTACCATCAGAGCCAGTTGTTCCTGCTAACGCACCTGTAGTAACTTCTACTGCTGAGTCTGCGGATACAATGTTAATCCAAGAAGTAGCCGCAGCCCTAAATTCTATTAAACCATAGGCACTATCATGTGAAGATGAACGGAATAACAAAAATCCAGATGGACTTACAGGAGTAATAGATGTTGCCTCATTGTCAGCAATAGAACCCAAAGACCCACCAATTAAACTACCAAGCCCTATAGTTATATTATAGTCTTTTAATAAGATACCATCTATTGTTACACCAGAATCGGCTGTTGTTTCAGCTATAGTATTAGTAGCAATGGTAGAACCACTTAATGCTGTGAGTGTATTAGCTGTTATTTGAAAATCATCTGCACCAGAAACCTTAACATCTATCTGATCGTCCGTATCTGCTGTAATAGAAGTATCAGCATCAGCATCTAAAATTAATTCCGTTCCGTTCATATCTACATTACTACCTGTCTGAACTTCAAGAGTATTAGCTTTAAATACAAAATCATCTGCACCAGCTATCGCTATATCTATTTGATCGTCTGTATCTGCCGTTATTGTTGTATCTGCATCTGCATCCAATATTAAAGGAACTCCATTTAAATCAAGACTTGTTGCCGCAACACCACTTGTGATAGTTGGGCTGGTTAAGGTTTTATTAGTTAAGGTTTGTTCTGTTGATAAATCCGCCACCGCCGTAGTATCGTGTGTGCCATCTGCATTATGTTCAGTTTCAAAAGTAGTCTTTATTGATCTACCCCATAAAACATCAGGCAGAAATTCTACTATCGCACCAACAGCATGCTCTTGATCTGTACCGCTTGCATCTGCATTTTTTGTTACGCCGGTTAAGCCTGTACCGGATATTCCTGTAAATGTACAATATTCTCTTTTAGTAGGGGTTGCTGTGTTATTGCTATCTACCCTATCGACTACGAATACACCGGGATTTGTTGCAGAAACTCCGGCAAGTTGTGTTGATAAATCATCTGCTAAAGTTGCACTAGAAGCACCGGCGGCTAGGGTAGCATCTAGGGTTGTTTGTATTGCATTTTTTGTCGGTACGATATATATTCCCATAATTAATAACTAAAAAACTTAAATAAAAATTTCAAACTCTGGTGTCAGATGCTAGGCTACCCTCCTGTAATGGTTGTGCTTTAGCTTTCATACCTAAAAATTCCCAATCACTATTTGAGCCTGTGGAAACAACCTCTACTTGTAGAACTCTTGCCAGCTTAAATAACTGCGCCCATTTGATTTCTTCTTCACCTGAAATGCTTACTGTTCCGTCTGAATCTCCCCACTGAATACTACCCCACTGATCCATACCCCAACCTGAACCTCCTAATGCACCTGTAATAGCAAATGTTTTTTGAGTTACAGATAAACCGTTCCTATCCTCTATTCTTATATTTACAGCTAAACTTCCCTGTACATTTCTAAAAAGAGTGGAAACTGATTTAAGCACTTTCATTACAGTCCAATCACCAAAGTCATCTTTTTTTGTTCTTAATATTTTATAAATAGCAGTACCGCTATCGTTATTTAGACTGTTGCTAAATTCCTTTACATAGCCGTTATCTGTTCCTGCCAACCACTTTTCTACTCCTGTAGAATCATAATATTTTAACCATGCTGTAATTCCCCAAGGAGTTTTCCAAGGACCCATTATTGCTCCCCGTCTTTGAAAATCGTAAGTCATAGTTTCTTTTCTTGACGGAAAGGATACTATATACCTGTAATCTATGTATTCAGCCGATGCTTCTTGTAGATCGCTTACAGTTAATGACCTAAAATACGGTCTTACTTTTACTGATAGTTCTTTTGTTCTTAATTGCTGTAGATATGCTTGTTCCTGACCCACTGTATGCAAGCCGTCAACTCCCAAAAAGAAAGTATTATTATTTACATTTTTTATAGTCTTATGAGACGAGCAGCCTACCGGAGCTAACATTTGTGTTTGCGGATCAAGTATAAGATAGTTTCCTATAGTTACACTTTTTAAAACAATTTGGTGGACACTTCTATTCATAAATACTAGAATAGAGGCGGGTACAGTTCCCCCTTGTGTCTGCGATCCGGCTATCCCAAGACCTGTAATTTCATCACCTGCATCGGGAGCAATCCTTACATAACCACCACCATCTGCCCAATGAAATCTATCCTGATATGGATATCTTCCTGATATATATACTATGGTTGGATCACTGGCTATGCCTGCTATTATTAGCCTATCGTCAAAGCGCATGATATACTTTGCATTTAATCCTGCCGTATTGTTTGAATTGGGCGGAAATTTAATATCGCTTTGCGGAGTACCATAATCTATAAATTCTGTAGTATCAGGCCCTACTGTGCCTATAAATGTTTCGTTACCGGGCGATCCTCTGTATATGTTATAACCACCACTTGCTGCTGTAACCTTTGCCCATGATACATTAATTGATGTATCGTCTAAGTTTTGAGGCAGACTAGCATAGGAAACTGCTGTTGATCCCGTAGTTTCTGCAATTAGATTTTTTGCTGTTATTCTCCATGAATATGTATTTATTCCTGTAGCACCTGATATATTAGATACTGCCACACTTGTAGGTACTGGCACTGTTGCATAGGTTAGAAGATTTGTGCCATCATACTTGACCATTGGGCCATTACCGCCAACAACATAAGTGTTAAGTCCTAGTTGTGCAGAATTGGCAGTATAGCCGGAAGCAAAAGATGCACCTGTTATTTGAGAATAACTTGCACCCGATTTAGTAACCATATACCCATCGTCAGTAATGGCTAATATGTTATTCACTGAATTGGTGGAATCTTTAAAAAAATCAAGTAATCTAACATATCCTGAACCTGCCCAAAAGTAGTCTTGTGATCCGGGTCTACCTGTAGGTACTCCTCTACCGGCAAGTATGAGATTATCTGCTTGTGCTAATTCGTTTGGTTTTAATTCAGTAGGTCTAAATATTGTATTTAGTCCGCCTGAAAAATCATCGTACTCGATTAACCTATCTTTATTTGCCTTAAATTCCTTTACTCCGCCACCCAGTATTGGCATAGGTTAATCCCTCCCAATAATAAATGTTGATGACCTTGGAAGTCTATTTATCATGCCCTTATTTCTTGCGTTTTGATTTTCCATCATATTCGCAAGAAGTGTCCTAGCATCATCTTTCGCATAAGGAAATCTTGCATCAGACCTAGCCTCTAATTCTTGTGCTATAACATCTTGCACAAGATATTGGGGATCGGGTATTTCAACATAATCTGTTAATGTAGCAAGACTTGATGGTGTTGCTTGTATATCCATTACCAAAGATGCACCGGATGGCAGACCTCTAGGTATTATTAGGTAGTAACCATTAGCGGGATTGCCATCAATGTAAGCTACATTTTCATTGTATGCATCTATTTTAAAACGATCATCCTTTGGTATTATCTTATATTCCGTAGGAGGTGTATTTTCATAATGATACAAAGCACTCATTGGTTTTTTAAACCTTGTAGATAGTGCTAGGGTTACTGTAGATGCGTAAGATGCAATAAATGTGTAAGTAATATTCAGCTCATCCCAATCATTTGTTCTTGCCCATTTTTGCAATGATCTATTTGTATAGTTTATTCTGGTTGTTAAATCAGAACCGGTTGGAGTTGCAGTATCTTTATCTACATAACCACCAACATCTTTTAGGATATCTTCAAGTGAAACTTGCATAACTAATAACTAAAAAAATCAATAAAATATTTCAAATCAGGGTGTAATGCTTCCCGGTTAGTCTTAGTGCAAGTTCACCATCTACATAAATAAACTTAGATGGAAAGTCATTTACTAAGGCATAGCAAGTTACGGTTTTAGGTGTAAGTGCTATTTGAAGTGGGGATAGTCTTGCTGTATGAGTATTACCAGCAATAGCAGTTACCTCTGGTACAGTTAAGGTTGTAGTTAGTGGTGCTACGGATGCAGTACCTACTTGGATATATGTAGCAGTTACAGCAGTAGAGGTAATATTTACTGCTAGGGGACTTACCGTAGCTGTGCCTACCTGCACATAAGTTGCTGTTACAGATACGGTGGTTATATTTATTACTAATGGAGATACAGCTGCTACTACACCCGATTGACTTGTTGCAGTAACTTCTGGCTGGGTAAGCGTCATTGTAGCAGGACTTACAGCTGCAGTACCGATCTGTATATAAGTTGCCGTAACCTCTGGTTGAGTTAAGGTTGTAGTTAGTGGTGCTACTACTGCACTATCTACTTCTAGGTAAGTTGCAGTTACTTCGGGGTTAGTAGTAGTTGTAGCAATGGGAGATACAGTTGCCGATCTAACCTCTGCATGAGTAGCAGTTACCTCTACTTGTGTTAGCGTGGTTGTAAGTGGTGCTACTGTGGCTGTGCCTACCTGAATGTATGTTGCTGTTACTTCAACTGCTGTAAGAGTTAAAGTTACAGGGGAAACTGTTGCTGTACCGCCAGCTAGATGAGTAGCAGTAACCTCTGGTTGTGCTAGGGTTAATGCTAATGGGCTAACACTTGCAGTACCAACTTGAATATAGGTAGCTGTAACCTCTGGAATAGTAGCTGTTAATCCTAAAGGTGCTACTGTTGCAGTATCAACATTTATAAATGTAGCGGTTGTAGTGGTTGGAGTTAATGTTAATGCTAGTGGACTTACTGTTGCTGTACTAGCTGTTGCAGATGTAGCTGTTACTTCGGGCTGTGTTAAAGTCATTCCTACAGGACTTACACTTGCTGTACCGATCTGTATGTATGTAGCAGTAACTTCTGGAATTGTTGCTGTAACGCTAAGTGGAGATACCGTAGCACTATCTACCTCTAAGTATGTAGCTGTTACTGCTGGTGGAGTAAGAGTTGTTGTTATAGGTGCAACTGTAGCTGTTTTGACAATAGCATAGGTAGCCGTTACCTCTGGTTGTGATAGATTAACAACAAGCGGTGCTACACTAGCTGTATTGACCTGCACATATGTAGCTGTGGTTGCTGTAGGTGTTAGTGTTGTAGTAACAGGGCTGACTGTAGCTGAATCTACCTCTAAGTATGTGGCAGTTGTAGTTGTGGGCGTAAGTTCTATGCCCAATGGGGATACTGTTGCTGTTGAACTTCCTGCTGTAACACTAAAACTATAAGTTGAACTCCAATCTCCCCAATTATTAGAACCCGTTGTATCTTTACCCCTTACACGCCAATAATATGTTCCTGCGGATAAAGCTGATTGAACTGTGTATTTTATTTGGTCGCCCGAATCAAAAGGGTCTGTGTCTCCACCATCTGTTACATCTGTAAATCCTGCATCTGCGGAAGATAGCCCCTTTGTCATGGGATTAACTGTAAGCCTACGGGTATAAGCAGAGCCATATCTTGTATAGATAATATGGCTACCATTAGAGGACACCGTCACGCCTGTAATATTATAACCACTTCCGATGGTTATTGTAGATAAATAACTGCCTGTTGATATATCCCATGCAGTACTTAAAACATAATTTTTAATTACACCATCGGCATATAAACATACATAACATACTGTACCATCAGAATTAAAACCTATACCATGTAAACCATTAACAGCAGCTACATCTAGGCTTTTAGAAGCGTAACTAGCTGTGGAAATATCCCAAGCTGTTGAAAGCGTATATTGAAAGATAACATCACCATCCCTAGCAGCCACATAACATTTAGTCCCGTCTGATGAAAAAGCTAATCCTGTCGTATATAAATCAAGGGTTTGGGTAGATGTAGAATAAGACTTTGAAGCATAACTACCTGTTGATAAATCCCAAGCTGTGCCTAATGTATATTGAAAAACAGTTTCGTTGGGTGTGTCTAAAACATAGAACTTAGTTCCATCTGAAGATATACTACAACCCGTAGTACTTGTGGTTTGCGATAAAGCGGATAGTGTTTTATCTGTATAACTAGCGGAAGTCAAATCATACGCAGTATTCAAATTAAATTGATACACAAGTGCCGAACCCGTTATAAGATACAATTTCAAGCCACTATCCCCAAAACACAAATCGTGTATAGTTGTCGCTGATATAATAGATACTTCTTGGTCTTCTACTACCTCGCTTAAATCATGCTTATTAGTAGTAGTAAAATCACTTCCCTCGTCTATTTGTACCTCATAAGTAATCGGGCTTGTTCCTTCTGGGTCTGTACCTGTAAAAGTTAAATCAGGTGTGGTATCAGAGGTTGTACCTGAATCATCAGGGCTGTTTAATGCAACTGAAACCGCCTGATTATAAGTACCATTTATTTCCACTTCGTCTACTGACCATACCGAACCATCTGCCGCTTTGTTTGCTGCATGAACAGTTTTTATGGCTAAAACCGCATTATCCCAATCCTCTTTTGTTGCAGTAGTTGAAACCCCTGTAAATGAAGTGTTACCCTTATTCGTGATTGCAATATTGGCAGTAGTTGAAACCACTAGCATCTCATCTGTTAAGGCTGTAGTTCTGTCTGATTTATAAACCCTTACATATAAGGTTTCCGTATCACCCGAAAGGTTTTCTATCTTATAACGGATATTATAAGTAAGGGTTGTCATTGCACCTAAATCGGAGTTGACATTAGTTATATTATAAAAAGCTGTACCCGAAGAATTAGCACCAAAGACCAAAAAAGCTCCATCAGGCGAGGCGACTGTATTATCTATATTTCCAACTGTGGTAGTAGTGGGTGCTGTACCCGAATAGGTTATATATGAGGTTGGTACTAGGGTTGTTAATGTAGCCATTATTCCTCCTCTAAATAAGGACAAATTTCGTATCTAACACCATCAAAGGTCATATTTATACAACATTGCCCACACCTATTACATTCGCCTTTTCTTTCCTCGTTTTCAAAATAATAAGAACAAGTAGGCAAGGCTATAAGTTGGCTAGGTATCTGCGGATGCGTTTTACAAATATCTGGTCTATTTTCGTAAATAGCACATCTATAAGTTTTACCCACTTCTATTTTATCTACCATTATAAATCTCCCATATATCTAAAAGGCGGGCTGGAATTAACCCTACCCGCCCTAGAAAATAAACTAACCCAAACTAACTAGGCTTGAGCTAGTTGCAGTATTCCCTCTGCATCCCAAGGAACATCTACTTGCGTAGCTGTCGCTGGAATATCAGCAGAAAAATCAATGAACGCTAAGGGTAAATCATTAGCATTAGTACCATCTACATACTTGTAGAGTAGTACTCCTTGATATGCCCTTGTTGCATCACCACCAAGACCTGTAAATGATATATTAGTAGCATCAAATTCTGCCCTATTGTTTCCATCATCTGCTGCTACAGCTTCATCAGCTAAAGCTACATCTGCGTAATCAGTTGCATCAGCTATATCTATAGTTGTATAGTCTGCCAGATCATTAATAGCATCTACCTCTGTATCGCAGGTTGTGTTGGTCATGCAAAGTCTTGCTCTTATATCATCAGTGTCTAAGTCAATACCCCCGTTAAGAAGTCTGACTAATGCTGAATTAGGTATTGCACTTGCCATATTTTTCCTTTCTTACTAGCTTTCCTAGTTAAAAATTTATACATAACTTAAAGTTGCTCTGTTATCCCAAAGGTTAGCAACCTCATCCATAACTTCATTTCTATTAAAATCTGTCTCGCCCCAATGAATAATCATGTGGCAGTTATGACACACCATTACGCATTTTCGTAATTCGTTCTCCAGCCTCTACCAATTACTGCTTCTAAAAAGTATTGCTGGCGTGACTTCCTTGCTATCTTTATCTAAGTGGTGAAAGGTATATACACACTGCGGGTATGAGTTTCCACAAAGCCAACACCTGTCCCCATAAAGATTTACTACAACATCCTTAAAAGTTCTCCTCCTGTCTTTCAAACCCTGTGTAATTCTTTTTCTTCTTTCCTCTGGTGAAAACTTTGACTTGGCGTTTTCTAAGTAACAATCCCGGCATTGTTTGTCTGCATACCTCCTCTCGGTTATCCTATCCTTGCCACACCTCGGACATGGGAAGTTTCCAGTCATCCTATTTCCGTTTCTGTAGTTTGGATTGTTTTTTCCTCTGTTGTTAATCACGAGTAGCTTATAACCTCTCTTTCTGTCCATGAATTATTAAACAAAGCGTCTCCATCTGCCCAAATCTTATTCCCACTTGTATCTATTCTTGCTATTCTCCATACTGCATCTGATTCAGATGATCCGGGTATTGCCCATCCCAAATAAATATAAGTACCTGTGTCATTTACTCTTGAGGTACTTGGTACTGTCCAAGTTTTTTGATATCCACTCCCGGTTGAGCTATCGCCCACCTTTGCAAACTGCAACCACTCAACTTCTGATGGTGCTGTCCACTTTTCATTAGTAGTGCTTCCGATACTAGGCATACTTCAAACTCTCCATTTTCTTTAATTGATTTTTAATAATCGCATCCTCGTTTTCTAAAAATATATATTGGTGCAACCACTTAATTCTGCTCTCACCAATACCCGGAGTTCCAAGTCTTGTTGCTAAATATCTTACTTCCCATAAAATATCTTCCGGACTTGATGCACCTTTTGAATGCGCCCAATCTAATATCCTGTTAAGCTCAAGATCGTATTTGGATGCGTCATCATTTGAATGCCCAAGAATTTCAGCAATCTTTGTTTTCAAAAAATCTGTCTCCTGATGAGAATGCATAGTGATTTCCCTCTTATCAAGTTCTGTTACATCCACATCACTAGCTGGATTATTTTGTGCCTCTAGCTGTACTTCCTCTGGGCTTTTCATAATTAACTACTAAAAAAAAATTATAAGAATTTCAATTTAGGGTTTTTGCTGTACTCAACAGCCAGTTTAGTATATCCGCCATGTATCCCGTTTTTATCTTCCCAATCAGCTACCCGCCCATGCTCCAAGCTGTAGCTTTCAATGGATTCATCTATATAAAACTTCTGACCTGATATATGCAGTCTTTCAAGCACTCCGTACCAATCCATGCCATAGAATTTGAAATCCATATCCTCATCAAAACCGCCAATATCTTCTAGTACGCTTCTATTTAATGCACAAAAGTTACCCTCCATCTCATTAAAAGGCACTTGTCTTATAGACAAATTTCCTGTTCTTCTTGGGTCTTTCCAAACCACCTCAACTGCTAGGGGATATACGGAGGCATATTTATCACCTATACCACCAACCACATCATAGCCGTTATTTAGATAGTAAACAAAACGGGATAGCGTATCCGGGTTAAAAAAAGTATAGTCTTGTATGCTTATAATCTGCTTACAGTCAAGTTCTTTTGCCTTTTTTATAAGATCGTTATAGATTCTGTTTAATGACCACACCCCATCTTTGTAATTGTCCTCAACCCATACACAGTCAACTTCCGGTTTAAATGGAGAGCCTATTAACCATTTATACTCCACCCCCAACTGTCTTTGCAGAGCAGTATCAACTATAGCCAGTCCATCAGGTCTAATTGTTGGTGTTAATACTGCAATCATCTTTTTTTATAATTTTCTAACCATCTATCAAAGTCAGCCGGATAGTCAAAGTCATCGGTAAAGTCATTTATCTCAAAAAACCCACCCTTTTTTTCGTGTATCTTAGGATCAATACCATTCATCATTCTGTAATGCTCCCAGCCACCGCATCTATCTAAGACTCGTTTTTGCAATAATGCCACCAGTTCATATAAAGCCACCGCATGCCTATCAATATCTTTAGGATAGAAACTTTGTGCAAAGCACTCTCCCCAAGGGCAACCGGTTATATCGCTTTTATCAAACCTAGCAAATAGCAACCAATCCGCACCCTCATGTTCCATAATTGTTTTAACTGCCTCATCTGTAAAATAACAATCACCATAAAAGACTACTGTTCTGCCTTGTCCGTTCCACAACGCCCTAGATGATAAGAATTTATCTGCATCAAAGTTGTGCGGATTTAGATCAGCCTCATAATAAGTTGATCCGGGTACTTCATATCTTTTATCGTGATCCCTAGCAACCACATATATCTTTGTATCTTCAACAGCATATTTATTAATAAGTCTCACCAGTCTATTTAGTATTCTTTCCCCATCCACCTCTATTAAATGCTTTGGAACGCCTAGATAGTCACCCCACCTAGTTCCCTCACCAGCACAAATTATAATTGCATTAGTCATAATATTCCTTTCCGGCAAGTCTATGCTTTGCCATTATTGGTATAATTTCCCTTTTTATTAGAGGCTCCCATAAATCTCCTGTAGGTGACCATGCTTGTGCTTGCCCATCATTGGGTTTCCAAGGTAAATATATATTCTTATACCAAGTCTCCGCAACCTCACCACTATGACCCCACATGGCTATTTTCTTTTTTATAATTTCCGAGGGATATGCATAGCCATAGTGATGATAATATACATCCACACGACCTGTGTCTACTACACCGGGATGCCTTATCCACTCATGCCTTACACTTCCGTCAGCTCTAAAAAGATAGTTTACCTTTTGAGTTTCCCCCTTATATCCCCAATATAACGATTTAAAATAATGAATTATACCTACTGCTATTACTTTTTTCTCTCTACCAACAGGACCAAATCTCTCTAAATCCTCTTTTGCATAATCAAGTAATCCTTTTAACTGATCTTCTTCCCAGACTTCATCAGAATCAATTAACATAGCATAGTCATATTCCCCGATACATTTATCCAGTAAAAAATTTCTTTGTTCAGTGTCGCTATCCCAAATTCCCTTATACAGAACTATTTTATTGTCAGGATCATCTAAGTTTTCTGCTACCTCTATAGTGTTATCTATCGGTCCAAATCTTATGCCTTTATGGTTTTTCCAAGACTGTAAGCCCACCGCAATCTGTATTTTATCCGCCTGTTTATAAATAGATTTAACAGATTCCTTTAAAAACTCTGCACCATAAAAAATTGTATAATTAGCAACTACTTTCATTAAAACCCCCAATTAATAGCAGGAGCAAGGTATGGAGATTCCATGTGTGTTGCTAGACTTGGTATAGGAGAATACAGCTTGTGATTCTTTGTTATTTCTAGCCACATGTTATGATCCTGCCAACCATATTTTTTCATTGTCTCAATAACATTTTCTAAGGCCTTGCTTGTTGTTGCAAAAGTAAGTGTAGTAGAGGTTATAGTTTGCCAATGATGACCGCCCGCAACTATGATCTCTCTTTTATAGTTATGAATATCCTCTGTATAATATCCCGGATGATCGTAGGGAGTTAAAAACTCTAATTTATCTAAAGCATTTTCAATGATATATTCTGCTCCGGGAAGAAAAAAGTAGTCATCTTCAAGCAGTAATACCTTACCGCCATCCTTAACTGCGAGGTCAAGTTGGTTGTGAAAAGTACCTATATTACCCTCATCCCAGCTACCAAAATGAAAAGTGGCTATTGTATGTAGATTAGGACATGAATCAATTAGATTAATGAGTTCAAGATTTGGCTTGTCCACAAGAAATGTTATTTCACTTCTAGGAAATGCAGTAATCACCGACTCATAGCAATATTTTACCAACTCCATTTTACTTAAATTACTAGGTCTTTTTTTATTTGGATTGCCCTCCGGACACATTCTATAAAAGATACGCATTTATTTCATCCTCCCATAGTTTTCTTTTTTGTGCATAGAGTTTGAAATACGGATCATCCTCAATACCCCGCCAATATCCCTCGTTAAGCTCTAATCCCTTAGCTTCTTTTTGCAGGTTTTTCCAAACATTACTTGCCCTATCATGCAACACATTTGCATATCCTGAAACAACTGCCCAGCCATTACTATCTATTATTTTTTTACTCTCAATGCCAAGCCATATATCAGCAAATCTATCCATACCCACCTTATATCCCATAGGCGCATAATACATATAGGGTAGCATTTTTCTTTTAAATGCAATGTTCATTCCGCACATAGGATAAAAGATTCCTTTTGGTATAGGGCCTCTATAAAATGTTACGGGTTTAGTTAGATCATCAAGTAAAAGCTGTGTTGGTGCATCCCAATCTTTTACACCACGCCATACGCCATGAGACAGCACAACCTCCGCCTCTTTTTTAAGTTCATAAGGAAATCCCCTCATAAAGTGATCCGCTGTACTAAGCCAACTAACCGGCACTCTTTGGTTTAGAGCATCTAAATGATCCTGTATAGTATTCCCAATAGGAGCTACATCATCATCTAATGTAATTATTTTAGTAATATACGGGAGATATTTAGCAATATACCAAAACCCTAAATTCCTTACCCCGTCATTTAGGTTATAGATTAGAGTATCCAAAAGGTGTTTAGGGTATTTTTTCTTTTCTCCATCAACATATAATTCGGGAATCTTACCATCTTTCACAACAACTACAGTCACATTATGTAGTCTAAAAAGATCATCCCATGCTTTCTCAAAGGTTTTTAAACTTTCAGGTCTTACTGTTGGCACTACTACTGCTATACCCATTATTTATAATCCTCAAAAACTTCTTTATGTGGACTCCAATATTTCCACCATCTATCTAGCACATCTAAAGTCTTTTGGCTATTAGGTCTTACATCCCTTGCTGTTTGGCTTGTCAAATGCTCTAGGTTGGGTTTATCTCTAAGCATCCATGCAGTGCCACCATTGACTTTTATTCCTATACCAAGGTCTACATCATCCATATTTACTTTTAAATCCCAATCAGGTATAGGCATATATTTACTTTTTTTAAATGCAACAGCATAACCCACAAACCAATCCACATAGGGATTAGGTGCAAACTGTTCCGGTGTACGCCAAGGATTACCGGGATCAAATGCGTTCCGTACTCTAAGACCATCAACACCTACATAATCCATATCCTGATCTAACATTTCCATAAAAGGCTTGTACCAGCCCTCACCAACATAAGTGTCATTATCCAACCAAAATACAACTTCATTTTCTGCCATTTTCATTGATGGATTTCTTGTTGCAGGACAGCCTATATTTTTTCCGTACCTTGTAAATGTAGCTTTCGGATAATGTTTTTTAACTACTTTGGTAATGTTTTCTTCCGAGCCATTATCGGCAAATACTAGCTGATGTTCTATATCCGTATGTTTTTTTAATCTTGATAGAAATCCGTCTGTAAGTTCTGCACCATTCCATGCAAGTGAAACTATTGTTATAGCCATATTGATAAATTCCTTTCTGCTGCAAGTTTTCTTAACATCTCTAATGCCTCTAGTTGTACTTGGCGTACCCTTTCCTTTGTGAGACTGACTGCCTCTCCAACTTCTTTTAGTATTCTACCCCCCTTTCCATCAAGCCCATATCTCAATACGATTATTATGCGTTCCCTCTCTGGTAATAATTTAACAAGTTCCTGAATATCATTTTTTAAAAATACAAGCTCAACATCAGTGCCTATATATTCTCTGCCCTCTAAAGTATCCTTTATTGAATCATCGTTTTCATCTACAGGGTTATCAAGTGAAATTGTAGTCTGTAATAGTTTTTTTAAATCTTCTACCTCTTTTTCTGTAATACCCATAAACTTAGCAATCTCTGTATTTTTAGGGTCTCTACCATGTCTATTGCCCAGCTCTGTAATAGCCAGCTTTAATTTGTGTACAAGCTGCACTACATTTACAGGATATCTGATTGTCCTTGCGTGGCTTTCTAATGCTCTCATAATATAGGCTCGTATCCACCAACCCGCATAGGTAGAAAACTTAAAACCCCTAGCCCAATCGTATCTTTCCGCAGCTTTTATAAGACCTATATTACCCTCTTGAACCAAGTCATTAAAACTAAGTCCAGCACCTACATATTTTTTAGCAATAGTAACTACAAGCCTAAGATTAGCTTCAACCAGCTTATTTCTAGCATCCGCACTACCTTGTGCTACTTTTTTTGCAAGGTCGATCTCCTCCTCCGGCTCTAACAAACTTACATTACTAATTTGTTCAAAATAACGGGTAAGTGTACTTATACTATTTCTCATTTAATGCTCCTATTAATTTTTTAGTTAATTGTGTATGATCGTATTTGCCCACTATATATTCGTCTCTTAGATCAAAATCGCCATTATTAAAAGCCATAATCATATTAAAATATGCGTTTGTTATATCTGCCTCGTTATTAGGACATACCCATACTCCCGGTATAGCTGATATAGGATTATCCTCTATAACTAATACAGGCGTATTGCATGCCAAAGCTTCTAAGGCAGTAGTTGTACCCCCGTTAAGTGCAGTAATACAAACTCCTTGAGATTGGTTATACAGATATGGGTATATATCACCCGATACCGTAGGCAAAACCACATGATTGTGTTCAATTAAAGTGGCGTAAGCGTCACTGTTAAGTACCTCGCCAACTACGAGTGAGCCGGGAGGCATGGTTACTGCCCATAGCCTGTGAGAATCAACAATAGCCATCGGGTAAAATGACGGAAATAATCTGTTAAGTTCCATTGGCTTATATTCATCCGTATTAACTGCTATATAATCACCAAGAACCTCATCATAACCGGTAGGTATTGTTCCATCCCCTATAAATATTTTTTTGCAGTTATAATTACCAGCGCCATCCCATGTATCTCCAAAAGAAAATATGTAGTCGGGATTAAATGAGGCTAGCCAGTAGTTCAATGACGATATGTTATGCACTACCTGTAAGTACATTGAGCCTATTTTTATGGTTGCCGGGTGATCCGAGTATCCAAATACCTTTACATTGTACTTTTCAGCAAGTACATTAAAGGCCGCAAAGATACCATCGTTCCATGTACTCCAAATAGATAAAGATACCCTCATCGGTATAATCAATGCCACTCTTTTTTTGTTTCTTGGATTGTTCATACTATTAAAAATACTTTGTCCATATTTTTGCTATGTTTTCCCATTTATAGTCTTTTGCGAACCCCATAGCCTTTTTTGACTCAAAATTCCAATAATCTTCGTTTTCCATAACGCCTAGAAGCGCCTCTAAGAAGTTTTTTCTTGTTTTAGGTAAGTAGATATCCCCCGTAATGCGTACTCCTGCGCCTACAGTTTCCGATAAAGCAGCCAAATCAGTGCATACAGGTACAAGACCATCGCCCTGTGCGTCAAGTGCAGTGATACAATTTATTTCAGGAAAATAAGTAGGATACGCCCATACGCCGCATCTACTTCTTATATTGGCTAGTTCTTTTTTGCCAACCCTACCATAATGGGTAATTCCTTTTGACTTCATCTGTTCAGCAAGCTTATTTCTCCAAGACATTCTCTCCGGATTATTTCTAAACCTAGCATCAAATAAATCCCAGCCATAACACACATCTAAGGTTGCGTTAGGAAACTTAGCAATTATTTCAGGCCACATATCTAGCAATATATCTAAACCACGATCGTAACTGCTACCCCAAAATAATTTATGTTGTCTTTTAGATGCCATTTGAGATAATAACTGCCTTTCCATCAGGTAACTTTGGTAAATTGCTTCTGTGATATTTTGACTTTAAAAATACTTTATCCACTTTCTCCATCCTACTATCAGTCCAATCTAGCTGGCTTTGTACATCGTGCAAATCCATATATAGTTTTTTTGCTTTTATGTCTTTATCTAAAAGCCAAGGCGATCTCCATAGTATCAGCACATTAAATTCGTCATTCCAATTAAATTTATAATAAGGCACATAGTGTACTCCGTTTGTTTGATGTTCCTGCTCACAATCAAGATAGACTGTAACCTCATAGCCTAGCTTTGCCCATTCCTTAGATAAATTAATTACAGCCGTTTCACTACCACCAATGCCTGTTTCTAATGATTTCTCATCCCACTTTTCAAAATGACCACCACCAAGACTCGCAAGATACACAATAGACTTGCCACCCCACTTTTTAGGAGGTAAGGTATTTTGTCTCATTATTTGTATCAAAGGCTGTTCATACATTTCCTCCGGTAGAGAATCGCTTATTAATTTCAAATTTTTCTCATATCCATTATCTTTTAGCCATTTAGCATAGTTAAATACTCCGGTTACAGCCATTCCATAGTATTTTTGATCCATAATCGCCTCAACTAAGCCATCATCCTCACCCATTAATTCTGCTCTTACCTTAGCCCAATATTCCATTTCATCTATATTATTCTTTTTATTTGCCCTAATGTAGCAAAGCGAGGCAGTTAGTATCTTTATTTCGTAATCATTTCCTATAGTTGTACCTACTACAGGAGCATTCATTCTTAGTGCCACATCAAGCCAATGCTCTGCAAATTCATCAAAACCAAGTTTATAATATGAATCTGCCAGTCTTAAATAGGGTATATGATGTTTTGGGTATTCTGTAACTGCTTGAAAAAATATATTTCTTGCCTCTTTGTAGTTTTCTCTTTTAGCATAGATTAATCCAAGATATTCAAGTGCGTTGGCTCTTTCCTCATCCCATCCGCTTTTTTCTAAATATTTTTTAAGATATATTTCTGCATTATCTAAACTTTCAGGAGTACCGGAGTCAAAGTATGATTTTGCTAAATAAAATATTGTTCTAGGGTCTTCGTAGTTTTCCTCCTCTGCTTGAATATTTAATATCTGTATATTTCTCTGTAATGTTGCAAGTGTTCTTTCAGGAGTTGTTTTATGCACCCAAGCAATAGTCTGATCTTGTTTTTCATCGTATTGATATACTACATTTTTAGGCTTAAAAGCGGGATCAATAGGTAGTGCTACCTCATGCAGTCTTGATACCCATTTAAACTTATGAGGTCTTAAAAGTCTTTCCCTTAAATGCTGTATTTTTACTTGTTTTACCTCTCCATTAGCATCTAAGTCCACCCAATACCAGTAAGTGAAATACACAGCATCGTCCTTATCTTCTAAGGCTTTACCTGCAACCTGCATCATTATATCCGCACCAAGCAAAACATCGTCAACATCTGCCCAAGTCCACCAGTCGTAGCCATCTTCCACTAAACCAAAAGATACATTACGGGCAGCAGAAAAACTTGTAAATACCCATTTATCATCTATCTTTGTATATATTTCAGGATGCGTTTCAGGAGAGGTAGATATTGATTTTCCATTATATTTTTTTACTATTTCATGTATTTTATTATGCTTACCGGATGTACCTGTAACCGCTACATAAAGACCGGACATATAAGGCATAAATGATGAAAGCATCCGTTCAAACATTCCGGCTTCGGTATTGTCTTTTATAATACAAGTAAGGGCAATTTTAGGCAGGGAGTTCATATCTAGGAATATAACAATGTCGTTATTTATTGTCAATCGGTAAGTTAGAGTGCTAAAGTCTGTCGATGGCTTTAAATTCCGGCAGGATATTTGCGAACTTATAGACAAACTCTTTATCTAAGTTTTGCCTTGGAAACATAACCATTAACATTTCATATAACTTTTGAGGTAGCTCAAGTGTGTGTCTAATTTCTGCGCCTCCATGCTCCTTTGCAATACCTCCTGTAGTGTTTCTATGACTAACTCTAATAGCAGATGCAGTTCTAGCAAAACTTCTGTAATCACTAGGATACATAGACTTATAGACTTTTATCATTTCCTCTAGCACATACCAGTCTTTTGATGTTGCAACCTTGCCCTCCGGGGATGTCATTTTACTTAGTCTGACTAAGTGATCTGCTCCCTTTATAACCTTTGCAGGCACAACATAATAATCTAATTCATCCATAAAAGGAATGTAACAACTACTTGGTACGCTGTTCTATTTTCATATGACACGACTTACATAATACTTGAAAATTATTAGGATCATTATTTTTATTGTTTTTAGATTTACCCCTACCATTCCCGTCAATGTGATGAATAGTTAGTCTAGACCCATACTTTTCCCAATGTTTCTCATTGCTTATTCCACAAACAGAGCATTTATTTTCAGCTAGTTCTAAAACCCGTTGCACAACTCTATAGTCACCAAAATATCTAGTGTCATTATCTCTTTTATAGTAAATTCTTTTTTTGTCTACAGGTAGATTTAATTTCCATTTTTTAAGATATTGTTTTCTCCCAGTTGTGCTATCATGATAATATTCTAACTGCCTTTTATTATGTTTTTTTCTTCGTACCGGATCATACCTGCCTACCTCGTACCAGTATTTTCTACTTCTTTCTCTAGCCTCAATAAGCATCTCCGGTTTTTCTATCTTCACTTTTTGCCAATATCTTTTACCCTCGCCAGATATCTTTCTATAATGATTTCTACAATAGCCTTTAGCATAGTAGGGTTTACTACAATTAGAAAAGGAGCATGTTCTTTCGTTCATACTCCTAATCTAACAAAACTGGTATTACCCAGTCAAGCATACCCGTTAGGCTTATCCTAGCAGGTTATAGCCCGTTCTCTTTACTGCATGACGCTGACCTAATGATTCTAAGGTTAGCTCTGTGATGTAGTGACCTTTGTCTGCATCGCCTGATTTTGCTAGTGACTCCCATTTCGGTTGTCTGCCTTTCAAAAAGGCCATTCTAAACATTTCGGGTTTAATTGCATAGACTGTGGTTGTACCAGCAGTATTACGAACATCCTTGTGAGGTACTATTGTAACCATACCAGCGCTACCTTCATATACAGATATGTTTCTGAATAATTTATCGGTTTCGTTGACATAATTGGTTATGTTAGTTGTAAATCCAGAGATTTTTCTCTTGATTCCCATTGTAACGAGCATTGTATCGGCTACATAACTTGCGCCTACTTCATCCCAGCTCTCCTGAACGATATCCTCTAATTCGGTTACACTCATAGAAGTACCGGATGATCTTGCAGTTACATTAGTAGAGATAACTCCGTCAATTCCTGCCATGCCTCTTGCGACACCAGACACACCTGCGCTAGGTCCTGCACCATTGAGTAATGAATACTCCATGTCGGCTGATAGTAATTTAAGAGATTGTCTCTTTTGGAAAGCGAGAGGATTCTCACCATTTGCAGTAGCAACAGCTTGATCCGTACCTGTTACCTGTACGACTCTTGAAATAATTGCCGTATAGTTATTTGATTTGGTAGGAGCTGACAAATCGACTACTGTAGCATCCGCACCCTCTGCCCTGTAGGTTACAGATGTGGGTCTGCTAAGATGATACACTGTCCACTGATGGAGTGGTTGTAAAGCGGTAGAAGTACCTAATTTACTAACCAAGTAATTTCCATCCAAAGGAGAGGTATCTTTCAAAATGGAGAGTAAGGATTCCCTCATATCTCCCTGATCGTATGTTTGCATTCCTATGGCCATTATTAATCACCTCTATTCTGTTTTGGCTTTAACCTAAATCCCCCGTTACTTTCGATAACCTTTCATCTAAAGCTGCGGTGTCTCCTTGCAGGGTTTTTTCCCTTAAATCTGAATAAGATGCCGTCTGTCTAGGCTGGCCCTTATTCGGAGATACAGCACCAGCAGTAGCTTTCTTAGCTTGAGACTGCTTGAAATCATCAACAGCTTTTTTTTGCTCGGCCACTAAGTCCACCGAGGGCTTGTAAATCTTGGAAACATCAGCAGCAACTTCAGCTACCGACTGATCCTTGCCCGTTACCATATTGCGTAAAATTCTATCCCGGACTAATTCATAGCCCTGCGGATCAAATGTATCGCTTTGCGGATTAAGCCAAGGGTACTTTTGGTGTGCCTCTGCTACCTGCCTTTTTTCCTCAATTTGTTGCAACTTCTGAACCGCCGCCGTAGCACGCTTATTAGCTTGGTCTGCCATTTTATTAGCATCTCCTAAGGCCTTGTTCATAGCTGCAATATTCACAGTTCCATCATCACTGATAAACTGATCTACTATGTTGTCAACTTGTCGTTGATTCAGGTTAGAGTATTCAGTAGCTTTAGGTCTTTGAACCTGTTGCTCCTGTGGACTCTGCACCCGACCATTTAAATAGTCAAATACGGAATCACCGTACTCTGATCTCTCGTACTTCTTTAACTTGTCTGCAAGCTCCTGATTTGTTTTCTTTAGCTTTTCAAACTGTTCCTTTGTACGATCACTTACTTCTTCTGGAAGATCGCCATCTTCTCCATCGGTTTCGGTAGGTTGTTGATCTGCATCCGGCATAGATGCATCCTGTTGACCTTCTACAGGATCGGGATTGGCGTTTCCCTCGTTGCCTTCATCTTGGATTACTTGTGTTTCATCCATAATTAAGCCTTTCCTGCTCTTTTAAATAGATACAAAAATGTATCCTAGGATAGTTAGAGGCGAGCATCACCTCAAAGGCCTATAAGTAACAGCTAAAAAATTTTTAATAAAAAATCAAGTTATAGGGGATTTCTAAGAGAATCTAAATCTATATTTGCCGGTTTAGGCATTTGATATTTTGCATTTGATAACTTGGGTGGCTGTAATACCCGTTTTGGTATCCTTGCTGTACTTGCTTTTAACATAGGCAACTTAAGCGATGGAACACTGCCCAAACTAGGAGCAGATAATTTACCGCCTGATGTTGTAGCAGATATCTTTTTGTATTCAACATCTATGGCTCTCAACAACTGCTCTGTTTGTTGAGCATTTAAGATTCCAAGCTCATATAAAGTGGTAACATTTTTTGCTCTTGAAGACAGCTTAGTTTTGTAGGAGGATGCCATTCTCTTATCTAAAAGTGTGTTACCTGAAAAAACAGGTCTATCTGGCATTTCTAAATTTAATGAATGAACCCCCTCACTATCGGTATATAGCAACTCACCATCAATAAAAGCGTACTTAACCCCGCTAGGCGAAGTTTGAATCTTTCCCGATTTATCTTTTCCTCCACTTTCCAGCTTCTTCTTGATGTCATTTTTTACTGCATTAATTTGCAACCGGCTTTTTCTATTTTTCAAAGCCTCCGAATACATAGAATTATCTTGCCCAATATCATAAGGTAAGGCATTATTTACAGGCAATCTTGTAGATGGATTTCCCATAGGATCAGTATAGGCAGGTAAGGACTTAGACATAAAAGGAATGTCTTTTTTAAAAGAATTTATAAATCTATCAACATTTCCGCTACCCCCCGGCTTTCTATATATGGGATCTACTACAGTGCTTATATATCTAAGCAATCCCTGCATAGGCATAATCTGCCCTGCTGTAAAGGCAAGATTGCCGGGTATTGAATAATCAGCGTCCCCACTAAAAAATTTCACAAAATTATCTAATCCCTGCATAAATGTTTGGCCTGAAAGTAACTTTGTAAGGCTTGTAACTGCACTCACAGCCTTATCCACTTGGCTATCTGTTAGTGCATTTCTATCATCCTCCTGATAATATTTCATGGCAGCAGGCATACCCAAAGCTAAAGCAAATGGTCCAAAGTACATCATGGGTATCCACTTATCACCAACCTTTACAGAAAAAGGTTTTTTACCACTAGCATAAAACAATTCTTTTTCTTTTGAATCTGTTGGAGCATCCCAAGTAGTTCTATCATCGGCAGCCAATACTGCGCCCATAGCAAATACAGTTGAACCAAACAATACCTTTCCTATTTGTTCCCGCCTATTTGCAGTTCCGGGTATTGTTGCTATCCCAGCAGGTGAATACTCAATCCACTGCTTAGCAACATTCATGGGAGTTCTTATAAAAGGCACAAACCATCTAACCGCCTTTGGCGCTTTGTATGTCCAGTCGGTTACATCATCGATCTTATTTAATAACCAGCCCTGTCCTTGAGGATGCAAGTCCTGTCTAAAGAGAGAATACTCCGCTATATCCTCTGCCTGCTTTGCACCTGTTCCAATAGACCCCTCACCACCAGATATAAGTGTCCTAAAAAATACATCGGTAGCCTCTAAAGCTCGTGTGGGGATCGTCATAAATTTTGGTAACTTGCCTGTAGATACTGTACTAAGATCGGGTTTTCCAGCAATAGACCCCTCTTTATAAGTTTTTATAAAACTACCCACCGCATCAGGTAGCGACTTTAATGTGCCGGAGGTGTATTTTACAGCCTCTTTTGGCTTACCAGAAAAAAATAGTGTACCGGGGCGAGTAACAAATGTTTGAAACGCATTGCTGTAAGCATTCCTAAGATAAGTTTTTGGATTAGACAACATATTATTATATCTAAACTCATCTAAAATATCGGTAAATGTTGCAGGCTTAAATTTTCTGTAAAATGTAGCTACGCTACTCGCATTATTAAAATCAACCTTGGATGCCTCTGCTGTAATTGCAACAACATCATCCGATGTTTTTAAAATATTTTGAATCAAATCTACTTTTAATTTCTCGGATGGCTTTAATGTAGATACATCTATATTTCTTTGTCCTAAAAGCTGGGCAATTCCCCTCGCAAATTCAGCGTCCCTTTTTATAGAATTAATAAGTTCAGGGGTTACTTGATTTTGATTTGCTAACTTAGCAATATTTTCTCTTAGTCTAAGCTGTGCCGCACCTAACTCTAGTACCTGCTCACGACCAAGCTCATCCACAAGTATTTTATTAGTATCATCTGCATATTTTATAACCTCATCAAAGGAAATGCTATTTCCCACTGCCTTTTCAAATTTGGGAGCTACATCCTTAATGGCCTGCTGTAAAACTTCGTTATCGCCACCCAGCTTGCCAACATTATATTTAGAAGTAGTGCCACCAATATTGACTTTTGCATTTTTTATGGTATTATCCGGCTGTGCATCTATCTTACCAAACCCTTTTGGGAATTTTATATTTTGTTCTGGTATTTTTGCTTTCAAAGTATCTTCAACCGAAGTATGAAGCTTGGGTAGAGTCATTAAAGATTCCGG